AGAGAATGCAAATTGAAGATGAGAACAGCAAAAGAGATCAACAGCGTAAGATGGTGTGGTTCTCATTAGCTGGCCTATTACTTTACCCTGTGATGATCATTGGTTGTAACGTAGTTGGGCAAACAGTAGCCTCTGAAAACCTCACAGCTATCGCCCCTACTTACTGCATAGCAGTGGTCGGTATAGTCACAGCTTTCTTTGGTTTTACTAATATCAAAAAGAAGGATGATTACTGATGATGGGACTAGGATTATTAGGTAAGGTCGCTGACCTTGCTGGTGCAGTCATAGATTCAAAGACTGTCGTTAAGAAGGCTGAAGCCGAAACTAAGATGAAGATTGCCACTGGTGAGATCAGCTGGGAACAAGCGGCTATCAAGGCCAGTGACAACAGCTGGAAAGACGAGGCGTGGACTATATGTTTCATAGCTATTGTCGCTTGCTCGTTTGTTCCACCTCTACAGCCATACATGAAGGAAGGCTTTGCCAACCTAGAAGCCGCCCCACAGTGGTTTCAATGGTCACTGTATGCGTCTATAGCCGCCAGCTTTGGCGTGAGAACCATGAAAGGCTTTAAGAAATGAAGAGTAACTTTGATAAGTGCCTAGCAATGCTTCTTGAACACGAAGGGGGCTTCACGGCAGATAAACGTGACAAAGGTAACGCTGGTGATGGACATGGCAATCAAGGCTCAACTATGCTTGGTGTCACCTCAAGGGTATACGCTGACTGGACTGGAGAGCCAGCACCAATAGAAGTCATGGAGGCACTTACGCCTGATGATGTCGCTCCGATATACAAAAAGAACTACTGGGATCGAGTTAAAGGCGATTCACTTCCATCGGGCTTAGACTGGAGCTGTTTCGACTGGGCTGTGAATTCGGGCAGTGGTAGACCTGCTAAAGCTGTGCAACGTGCAGTTGGAGCTACTCAAGACGGAGCCATAGGTAATCAGACACTTGGCTTAGTTGCTGAGAAAGACCCTAAGTTTATCATCGACTACGTCTACACAGTCAGGCAATCATTCTATGAGAGCCTAGATGACTTCAAGCATTTCGGTAGAGGATGGAGCAGAAGAAACACTGAGACACTCCATCAGGCTATGGAAATGGCAGAATAATACATTAAAATGACCAAAAAACACAGATCGCTGTCTTATGTCGGACGATCTGTGTTTTTTGGAGTCAAATTGATACACCAGCATTTACATGTTATTCAATATAGTGCATATTACCTTCGTTACTTCGGTAACAACGGAGAGCAGTAGCTAGACATCCTTGAGATGACTTCCCTGCTCTCCACCCACCTCAGTTATATAAACGCCATCATGGGCATCTAATGAGGCCATTAGGTCTAATACTTGTTTGTAGTTGATGGCTACTAATTGGAACTCATTTAGTTCATCACAGAACTGCCTAATGAAACAAGTGCCATCGTCCTCTAGGTACATCTCGACATCTTCAAACTTACCATCAGCATCTACTGAAACAACCTTGGTATAGTTTGACTCTATTTCGACTGTGAACATGAGAAATACTTATCCCCCTGCTCTATCGGTATTTCTACTGTCATCCTTCGCATCCCACACTGAGGACACTGACGTTGCCTACGTTTCGATGGGTAGCCATATTTGAAGTGGGGGATGGTCTCTATTATCTTAGTTTTCACTATGCACTTTGGACAATGCGTTACACTATCTTTCATCACTGCTCTCTTTCCTTGCCCAAGGTCTCTGGGCATTCTTTCTTCCACCATTGGAACCACTGACCTGACGTGCTCTATGCCAGTCCCAGTTGTCTCCAAATGCGTAGCTATTAATTCTGAATGTCTCTCGCATTCTTTTGTTTTCAGCATCTGCCACGGATTTGTGCTGTATCAACAACAGTTCTTCTCTGTTCATTAGCCTCTCCTTAGTTAATTTTAGATGTCAAAAGCCCAACTGCTAGATAACTTTCTGCTAGTTGGGATTTTGTATTCTTTAGATGTCTACGAGTTCACAAGTCCCACCAGTACATGCTAAAGTTTGCGAACCTTTAGTTGTGTCCTCAGTCTCATAATCAGACAATCGAGACCAATCAATTTTACTAGGCATGGCAAACAGTGCGATTTCATACTGTTCTTCGCTGATGTCCTGATAGGGTGCTTGAGCATACGTGTGGTCAAACCTCGGTAAGAAGCTGACACCAGACATCTCATCGAAGTGCTTGTAGACAAACGCACCTACCTCTGCCCACTCGTCATCCCCAACTGATACAGTCACTGATGGCTTATGGTCTGTGTAGTGACGCTGGTACATCAGCCACATCTCCAGCTGTTCAATCGCTGTCATATCGTGACGTGTGACCGAGCCTTCTGGTGACTTCATAGGGAAGCTGAAGACAGTCGTAGTGTTTGGCTTCATCACACAAGGTTCTGATGGTATACCTTGGTCTGCTAAGAAGTGTGTCAGTGGGTCTTTGTTGTCTCCACGTACAGTTCTGATGTAGTAGTCAGAGTGTCTCGCATGTATTCCGCTACTGCTATCTACAAGACTGGAAACCGTACCACTTGGCTTGACCGCCGTACACGCCGCCGACCTGTTAATACCTAACTCATCTGCAAAGTAGTTATTAGTTTCTCTAGCAACCCTACGCCATGTATCTAGCCTATCCTCAAGTCCATCTTCTTTACCATTAGTCAGCGTACAGTCCATGATGCCTGTCATAGATACACCTAAGAGTGCCTCACGTTCTGTATTGTTTGTCCAACAGTCACGTAAGTAAGGGAAGTGAGTTAAGGTTGCTTGGATAGTACCTAAGATAGTTGCAAGACGTATCTTGTTCGAGATGTCAGCTTCAGTATCTGTAGCCCTAATGACAGCCTCTGTAAGATTACAGAATTGACCACCAGTACCAACAATGCCTCTAGTCTTAGTTTCCCCAGTCTCAGGGTCAGTATATTCCTCAAGCTGTTGCCCTAATAACACGATTTCCGAACATGGATTCGTGCCGAACTCCCACATGTGATCTCTAGTCCCATCGCGTTTAGCTTTGTCTCTAGCCGCCTGTCTATTGAAGATACCACGTTCACCAGAACCAGAGGCCGCTAATGACGCCCATTCGTTCATAAAGTCTACACCGCTGGGCTTACTTTCGAAGGCCACTGAGTTGTTAGCTAGAGCATGGTGTGGGTTGTCGATATACCACTCGCCTGACTTAGCTGTACGCATTTCGTCATCCGATAGATCACTTAATGAGATCATCGCTGAACGACGCACCCCACCAACCACCACTATGGAGCCTATCATGCACATGATGCTGTGGACATCCAAAGGCGACAGCTTGTTACCCTGCTTTTTCTTGAAGGTGTCTATAGTGTGTTCAAACAGTTCAACCAATGGTTCAGCACCAGATGCCCTGCCACCAAAGGTTTCTAAACGTGCACCAGCTGGTCTAACATTAGATACATCCCATGTCGGTATGTTGCCGTGGTTGTATAGCTCTTCAATAAGTTCTCTGTATGCCTTCGCCCAGCCTTCTTTGCTGTCTTCTACAACAATTCTATAGTCACCAGCTGTTAGTCTAGGTACGTCTGGTAGGCTGTTGACATACTTCTTTTCGACAGAGAATCCGACACCTGTTCCACACAGTAGAATAAAGAGAACTTCGTCAAAGCATCTCATGTGATCTATAGGTGTATAGGAGCAATTGTATCCAGCTGTGTTGTCTCTGGACAATGCTTTACCAGCTGTCATCAATGCTCTCATAGATGGCATAACTTCTAAGTTTAATATTGCTTGCTCAATCTCATTGGCAATCTCACGGCTCACACGGGACTTAACCACGTTGTCCATGTATCGAGAGACAGTCTCAGTCCAGCTTTCACGTCTTCCTTCATCTTCTATCCATCTGGCGTAGCGGCTGGTGTGTATGAAGGCTTGGTAGTCAGTAGGTAGTAAATTGTTCATGGTGTTTCTTCTTTTTCTTCAATGAGTTCAATAAGTCGATCTAAGTACCAACGGCACTTCTTTAGGTCTTCGACGGGTTTCTTTTTGTAAGGCCAACGCCACAGGTACTTGAAAGCATTCTGCCAGAGGTATGCATTGTGACCCCAGACCAGAGAGCCATCAGCCATCGCTTGCATTGCGTCGATGCATTCGATTGATCCTGAGTTGTAATGAGGTGGCTTGTTTACAGCTTCGTCTATCTTGTTGGTTTCCATAGTATGACCTCACCTTTCTCGTTGTCCCAATCCTGACAGCGCAAAATGCGAGCCATTCGTGCTTGTGTCAGCGCGTAGTCCGCTGATAGTTTTTCTTTTTGATATTGTTTGACGACAGCATCCCAAGTCGGGTGGTTTCCCAGTATCTTTTCAGCTGTCTTGATGCCTACCTTTGGACACCCACCATAACCATCGGTCATGTCACCCATCAGTGCTTGGATAAGGAAGTTCCTGTTGGCTTCCATATCACTAATGACCAGCCGTTCATTGTCGTTTGGCCTGTAGAGTTTACAGGGAATGGTCTTCATGTCTTTGTCATCAGACACGATTATAGCTTCAGTGTTTGGTAGAGAGGCCATGATGCCCATGACATCGTCAGCTTCTAAGCAATCCACCATAATGCTATCGTATTCTTCCATAGCCCACTCGACTAGGGCTTTGTAGCCGACTGGTTTACGGACTTTCTTACGTCCGCCTTTGTAGGTCTCTAGCACGTCTTTACGAAAGTTCTTTTGGCCTGATATTGTGACTATTACATCTTCTACAACCAACTCTTTCTTGAATGCATCAATCATCGATACAAAAAGTTTTTTAGCTGCTTTTAAATCTGTAGAAAGTGACCATACGTCATCACCCCAATCTATCTCATGTTCGACAGCAATGGCTGATCTAAAGAGATATAAGTCACCATCAATGAGTAATGTGGGGCGCGTAAATGACTTGTTTAAGAGTTCTTGAGATTTCATCATGTATATCCTGTCCATCTAGGGTTACGAACCAACGATTACCCCAGCTATCTTCATCTAATTGATTTGTTATGAAGCCTTCACTTGCCGCTATGGCAACGTGAAGTGCTCCTACTCTTGCGAAGTCTGATTTGACTGTGAATGGCTTACGCCACGCACGATCAATGATTATAAAGAGAAGCAATAAGTTCTCTAAGTAATCGTTTTTCTCAGTGAGTGTCAGCCCAAGTTCTTCCCACGGAATATTCTGCTTCAGTGGCAATGTTAAGTCCGAGAGCAACGCCAGCTTCTTGTGCCATTGTTCCAGCGATATTTCCGACATCTTCGGCTATCTCCTTTGTCTTACAGGCGATCTGCATTTCGTCATGGATCATGCCCATTATGAAAGCGTCCTCGCCATATTTTGATTTGATTGTGTCGTAGGTCATCATCAGCCAGTGCTTTGCAACAATCGCACCAGCTGACTGGAGTAATTGCGATAAACAGCGATGGCTTGAGTTGCCTCGTATTGTCAGCTTGCGACCATCTAAGGCTTTGATGTACCCACGTTTAGATGCTGTCTCTAAGTTCTTATTTAGAGTTGCAAATGCTGGTACTTCTTTAAAAAACTTATCCTTTAGTTTCTTACCTAAAGCCCTACCACCACCAGCAACCTTGCCAACTAATGCATCACCACCGCCATAATTAATGGAGTAAATAAGTGTCTTGGCTACAGAACGTGAAGTTCCAAATGCTTTTGCATTGTAGGTGTGGATGTCACCTTCAAGGATAACTTTGACATACTCTCCATTATCATAGGGATGCAAGTAACTAGCTAACAACCGCAACTCGATGCCCGACAAATCCGTACCGCAGATAAACCAGCCCTCTGGTGCTGTGAACAACTCACGGCACTCTTTGCCATAAGGTGAGTTTGCCGAAACTATCTGCTGGAGGTTTGGTGAATTTGCTGACATCCTTGAACTAACACAGGAATTGCTATTTAGTCGGTGTCGCAGTCTACCATCAGGACTAACCTTCTTGAGCCATGCCCCAGCACCTTCAGCCAGCATACCAATCCTCTTTTGTATCATAAAAAACTCAGCAAGCCTCTTGGCCTCTGGAAACGGAAGAGAATTTAGTATGGTTTCGTCGATCTTGGCTTGACCATTGGGAGTGAATTGCTTTGGCCTCCACTTGTACTTGTCCACCAGACACTTCTGGATGTGGACGCGAGAAGCTGGGTTAAAGTAGATTGTCTTAGACTTAACAAACAGTTCACCTTTGACATACCCACGTGTCTTGTTGTTGGCTTTAGGATAGAAATCCTCAGTCACTTCCCAAGGTGGAAACAGTTCCTTTAAGTCTTCCTCAATGACATGGCGTTTCTGTGCAAGTTCGGCATACAGTTCACCAGCTTTCTTCTCATTGAAAGTCCAGCCATTACTACCGATCTCACGACATATTGATGCCATACGATGCTCAAGGTCGATAGACTTCTGAGTAGGCTCCGTCTTCATCAACTTCTTGTATAACGTATCAGTCACCTGAGTATCTGTAACGCAGTATGACATCATAGTTTCACTGTATGCTTCCCAGCCGCCATCGTAGTCATCCTTGAAGTCACCAAGGCGAAGACCCCAAGCCTTTAAGCTATGGCTTCCCCAGAGTTTTTTAGGAAACTTTGAGACACTGAAGTTGCGTTCAGCATCCTCATTAAACATGTCGCCATGTATCAATCTTGAGAGAACTAAGGTGTCAGTTACCTTGGCCTTCGTTGTCCACTCAGGATAAACTATCTGTATCGCTGGGATGTCGTAGTCGATGATGTTGTGACCTATAATCTCATCAGCATTCGCTAGTAACTCAAGTGCGTCCTCGATCTGGTCTGGGTTAAACTTACGGACTTCGCCAGTGTCTACATTACGGCAAACGATGCACCAGATAGTGTGGATGGTATCTAATAGCCCGTTGCTCTCTAAGTCCCATATCCAACGACTCATCGCTTGTCACCAGAGCCCTTCAAGACACCGCGTTTCTGCCGTGACTGTAGCTTCTCATGGTTCATGGCGGCTACCTCATTCATGGTAATGCCTAAGTCTTTAGATAAAGCCGCAATGTACCAAAGCACATCTCCTAACTCGTCGCATATCTCAGCTTTCTTTTGCGCTGGGATTGTGTCCATACCATCAAAGGTTACATCTTGATCTCTGATGAGTTTCTTGATTTTACCAAGGACTTCACCAGCTTCATTTGCCAGACCTAAAGCTGGGTAGATGACCTTCCATTTGTAGATCATTGTAGACGCCGCA